ATGCGCCAGTTGGTGCCGTCGCTATACACAGGAACGCCGTTAGCCCCGCCAGCAGCCACAATCGACGCAAACGTTGTGGCGTTGGCGTCCGTTACAAAAGCCCGCGCGCCAGCACCTGCAGTCGCCGCAGTTGGTAGTGTAGCCACTGTCAGTGTGCCGTGATTGAAATACTTGACGCTGAACGTAAGCGTCAAACCAGGCACGCGGAACGACGTGACGCTGGAATTGCCGATGGTAACTTCGTTGCTGACCGTGGCCGAGGAAGCATCGGCGTCGTAACCGATCACTGTGTTGTTCGACCCCGTGGTCAACGCATTGCCGGCTTGATACCCGAGGGCCGTGTTGTTGGCGCCTGTGGTCAACAGCAGCGCGTCGCTGCCAAGCGCCGTGTTGCCCGCGCCGGTTGACGTCGCATTCAACGCCCGGTAGCCTACCGCCGTGTTGTAGTCGGCTGAAGTGGCGGTCGTAAGTGCGTTGTAGCCTACCGCCGTGTTGTAGTCGCCGCTGGTGTTGGCGTCTAACGCCGCCGCGCCGAACGCCGTATTCTGAATCCCGTCTGTGTTGGTTGTCAGAGCGTCATACCCCGCAGCGGTATTGTTGGCGCCTGTTGTGTTGGAATCCAACGCCGTGTTGCCGACTGCGACGTTGGACGCAATCTGATTGCCGCCTTGGCCAACTGAAACGCCGACTTCTTTAGTCAACTCATACGACGCATAGATGTTGTCGTCCGTCTTGATCAATACGCCAGTAGACGTTTGCAACACAAACTTGTACGCCGCGCCGGCTGTTAGCCAGATCTGTGCCGGCGTTCGGCCTGCGCTGTCCAACACGATGGGATTTGTGTTGTTGGTCGCCGCAGACGAATCTGTGTAGGTTGACACCGGAGAAGTGGTGCCTGCGCCATAGGTGTAAATCAAACCGCCGTTAAGCGGCACGCCGCTGTTGTCAAAAAACTGAGCGCCTGCGCCCGCGTACAAGGAAAGGCTGATTGCCATAGTGTCCTCTTACTGTTGAACCTGAGTGACTGCCACCCACACAGAAGCAGCGGAAGGTGCGTAACCCGTAGCCGCCACTGCCGACAGCGAGAGTGCAGTATTGTCAACCGCCCACATCAACTGAATGTAATCGTTTGCCGCCAATGAAACGACTTCGGACGTTGATATTGTGGCGTACCCGTTGTTGGAGTCAACTGACACGATAGCGGCGCTGTGGTCCAAGTCGGTTGCGCCGTTTAACCGATACCAAAACCGCGCGTTTTTCAAGGACGAACTGGTAGACGACAACTGATACCGGGCCGAGAACTGGTACAGGCCCGACTGCGGGACTTGAAGCCGGTCAGTCGGTGAGCCGGTCAGAGTCACCCCGCCAGCCACCTCAGTGTTGGTCAGCGCGATTGGGTACGCCGTGTTGATCGCCGCGGCGCTCAGGTTGGTGGTGCGGGTGAACTCGCCGTAGTACGACTCCTGCTCAATCGTTGGCCGCACAAAGATGACGCCTGTTGTGGCGCTCTTAATCAGCACTGCGGCCAGCGGGATCACGTTGTTCGGCGCGGTAGGCTTGACGTTGGTGAACGCCCCGGCCACTGTCGGGCTGGCGTACAGAATGTCCCCGACGTTGAACGCGCTGGTGTCGATGCCGCTGACCTCGCCCCACACGCAGCACAGCCCCGTCGATCCGCTGTCAGGTATCTGCTCGGCCAGCACTCCAAGAATGAACAGCGTGGGCGTGCTGCCGTTGGCGAGGTAGGGTGTAACTGACAGCACGTTGTTGCTGCCCACGCCCGCAAAACCCACCGCCGTGCCCTTGGCCATCGTGAACCCGGTGGAGTTTTGCACGATGGTGTATTGACGCAGCGCGGAATTCTCAACTGAAGATTCCAGCAACTGAAAGAAGCGGAACCAGGCGCGGGTGGTCAGCGCCCCAGCATCTACCAGCGGGTCACGCGAAGCCGGCACGCGGGGGGCCAGTTGCATGTCACGCCCTCGTCGGAGACATCAACACTTCGGCGCCCATGATGGCGATCTTCACGGGGTCTGTGCCGCTGATTTCGTACACGCGGTCGCGCAGTTTCAGTGTCATGCCCAACCGGCGCCAAAACACGCGGCGACCATACTCACCGATTTTACCTATGCTGGCCCAATGCTCATTTGACCAAGTGTGCCCGCCATCATCGCTCCAGCGCAGCATGATTTTGGGGTCGGCCCCTAGCACCGTAATCGTGTTGGTGGACGAAATGTAGTCGCCGTTTTCCAACAGCAAATAGTCGCTGTCTTCAAGCAGCAGCAAGAACGTCTCGGAGTCCAACACGCCGACCCCCGCCTCACAGTCAAGCTGCAGCGTGTGATGCGCCGTACGACGCAGGTCGTTCTGGCCGGTCGGCAACGCCCGCCACGACCGCAGCCAACGCTGGATCGCGTTGTTGTCGCTGTAGATCTCGGGGTCAAAAGCGTACACAAGGCCGTTGAGCCAATCGCCGACCAAGACCTCGTTGTTGAAATTGGCTTGGCAATTGCTGCGGTGCCGCACAAATTGCGTGCCGTTCCACCCCGCACGCTCATGCCACGCGCCAGTCGTGGCGTCATAGCACCACGTTGCGTTGGCGGTAGGGAACGTGAGGATGTAGAACAGGTGGCCGTCTTGCTGGTACGAGTACCCGATGGCGTCGTTGATGACGTCGTACTGCTGGATCTGCCACTCGATGGCGTGCGTGCTGATGCGCTGGGCGTTGTAGCCGTTGTTGCGGTAGATGATGCCGTTGCCGCGAATATCGGACCCCAGCCAAAACACCGAGTTGTCCAGCTTGGCCACGCTGTACGGCGCCGCGCAACCAACTTCCATGAACGCGCCCGCGATGCGAGCGAGCGGAAAGTCAGCCAGTCCCGCGTTGTACCAGACCTCTACAGTGCTGGTGCCAAACAACCACACTTCGCGGTGATTGACGTTCAGCGCCACCACATCGTCCGGGTTGCCCTCGGCGCTGGCAAAGTCCAAGGGGTCGATTTGCGTGCCGTCGTTGAGCGACGTCACCCAGAACCGTTGGCTGTTGGGCTGGTTGAAGACAAAATAGCCGTCGAGGTAGCCAACAGTCACGGCGCCGGGAAAGTCAGGGTCCGTGATCTGCTCAAAAACGCCCGTGCTGGCGTTGTAGATGAACGCGCTGGGGTTGCAGGCGATGAACAACTGCTCGCCGTTGTCCACCATGCTGACCGGCCCGCTGCCGTCGATGTAGCCTAAAAACGACGTGTTGTAGTTGCCGTCGGCCCGGTACAACTCTCCGCCAGACGCAATATACAAGTAGTCGCCAAACTTCCACAGCCCCCGTATCGGTCCTTGGCCGACTGGGAACACTTGCCGCAAGCCAGCGCACCGCTGCAGGAATGCCGGTTCCTTGCCGCCTTCCAGCACAACTTCCGGAAACAGGTTCACCATGCGGCTGTCCGCAGCATTGACGCTGCGGGCCACATAGCTGGAGCCGAGGATCGGCGTTTTCATCAGTAGTTGCCGGCGTACACGTTGAACCGCTGGCGAGTAGCCACCAGCGAGTACGGCAGGCTCATGATGTCGTCAGGGTTGTTGATGCGCTTCAGGTTGCGCTTGGACGTCATGGCGATGCGCTGCACTTGCTGGCTGGGCTCAACGCCGAACTCAGGCGCGATCTCCATCGCCAAGTTGTAAACGAACGCCCGCAGATAGCCTGGCGGGAACGTCAACTCGGTGGCCAGCGTTGCCGGCTGCGTCAACTCCTCAACCGAGATGAAATGCCACTCCAGCAGCCGCGTGGGCACCGGGTAGATGTACATCTCAATGTTGGGGTACGTCATGTTGACCCACAGCACCTGCGGGTACGTTGACGTAACCGTCTTGACCGCAATGCCGTTGTATTGCTGCTGGTTGATCAGCTTGATGCCGAAACTGACGTTCGTGCTGGGGTCGCGGAAGTACGTCGCGTCGTCCAGCAGAATGGGCCTGTTACCCACAAAGTCGCCCGTAGGCCCCAGCGTGCGGCTGATCGTGCTGGTAGGCCAACTGAAGACTTGATCCTGCGTCGAGAACACCGACAACCGTTCGGTGTTCCACGATTCGATCATCTGGTTCAGCGCCGTCAGCGAGTCCTGCATGACGGCAGCAGAAGACGTTTCGCCCTCTGCCAAGACGCCCAGCAGACGCAGGGCGCGGTTGATCTGGTCACCCGCGGTGGTGGACATGCTCGGGCTCCTTGCGACGGCGGCGGCCCAGCGTGTTCACGGGCGGCGCGGTGTCGGGTTCATCCTCGGTGCCGGGAGTATACCGCTCCCATCCGCTACGCTCATCGTAAGCCGCTTCCATTTCCAGCGTGGCGATCTTGGTGCCATGAATGGGGTGGCGAAGATAGATGACAGCCATACGAGGGACGGGGGCCGAAGCCCCCGTAGGTTACGTTGCGGTAGTGACGTTTGTCCAGCCCGTAGTGCCGTTTGTGTTGACATACAGACGAGTGGATGTCGAAGACCCGTCCGTGCGCAGATATAGCGATCCTTGAGCAGCCGACACCGTGGGCGCGCCGGAGCCGATAAAGACGCCCAAGTTGGCCGTAGTGGTCGCCAAGAATGCAGCCGTGCCCCCGGCCGTAACCGCTACGGTGTTGTCAGCAATGACATTGCCAGTAGCCGTCAGAGACGCGGCGGTAACTGCGCCAGTAGCCGCCAGAGACGCGGCGGTGGCGGCGCCAGTGACGGTAACGCTTTCAAACTCGGGATCGCTGTACGCGACACCGACAGCCTTGGTATTAGGCATTATTGACCCTTTCAAAAACGGGGGCCGAAGCCCCCTGATTGATCACGCAGCCTTGTAGACCGTCCACGCACCTTCCGCGGTCTTCCAGAAACGGAAAATCGCGCTGGACGTGATGGCCACAGCTACGGTGGCGTTGCCGCCGTCAGTGAAGCCGGTGCCAGAGCCCATAGAGAACGTGACAGTGCCAGACGACGTGCCGATGTTGACAACGGACAGGTCGAACGTGCTGCCAACGGTAGCGTTGGGCAGCGCGGTGTCCAGCGTGGTTGCGGCCGGCAACGTGTAGGTCGCCGCGGTCGTGGAGGGGTTAGCCACCAACATGCCGCCGATCAGCTGCGCAGCCGTCAGGGTTGCAGTAGCGGTTGCGGTCTGCGGAGTAGCCGCGTACCCCATCGTAGTTTCGTTGCGGTTGCCTGCACCAACTTGGTAGCCACCAGCGCCATTAGGGAGAGCCATGATGAATTCCTTTCGAATGAAGTTCAGAAAGGGGGCTGCTATACGCTTAGCAGCCCCCGTTTCGGTTTAGCCCCAGAGACGGCAAGCCATCTGCGGACGAATGGTGCTGTAGCCGTACAGCACGTCAATCCGGCAGGGCATCCGGTCGTTGTTGATGTCGTACTGACGCACGACACGCAGGCTGATGCCGTTGTGGTTGGCACGGCTGGCCATGTCCACGCCTTGCGGCAGGAGCAGGTCGGCAGTGGCAAACGTGATGGCGTCCTTGTGGTAGACCAAGTTCTGCGGGTACTGCGTGGACGCAGTGCCGAGGAACGTGGCCGCTTTGCTGTTGCCAGGCAGAGCGTTGACGGTGGCCAGCGCATGAGACGCCGAGTAGATCGGAGCAACCGTAACAGTCGCCGCGCCGCCCGATGCAGTCACGTTTGCAAGCGCAACAAATTGGAACAGCGAGCCAGTGGATTCACGGGTCTGCGGGTTCACCGCATAGCAGTCAGCCACAGTGAACACATCGCCAGCAAGGACGGTGTTGGTGCTGCCGAGGCCGCTAAGCGAAATCGAAGTTGCGCCTTCGGCAGTCACCGCAGCAGCCGTCGTGCCGTTGGTGCGCGAGCCAGTCGTGAACTGCTTGATCGACTGAGACATGTTGATCTCGTCGAAGCCCAGCACGCCCGTGCCCATCATGCCGTTCTTGAACTGCTTGCTGATGGTGTCGGTCGGGTTGAACAAGCCCTTCATGCCTTCCACCAGCCCGGCGTTGGCCGCAGGGTTGACGGTGGCGTAGCGAGGCGACATCACCGCAGCGTTCTCGTTGAGCTTCTGCTGGGCTTGCAGCAGAACCAGCGAGGTGGCCGGCGTGGTGCCCGGCGTACCAACGGAGTTGCCGATGGTCTTGAAGGCGTTGGCCACGTCAGCGTCGATGCTGGCGGCAAGCTGGCTGATACGAGGCTTCAGCACACGATCCGCGAAGTCGTCCAACTGCATCGTCAGTTCGGCGGACGTAAAGTTGACGCCGATGTGCTTTTGCGAGGAGACGGTCAGGGTCGTGAACTGCTCGTTGTCGTCCTGCACTTGCAGAGCGGCGCCGTCAGTCACCAGAGCGCGGTCCGGCAGGCGGATGCGCAGCGTGGAGCCGATCTTGGCTCCTTCAACAGCGAAGCTGTCGTCGTACTGGCGGTTCACGTTGCGCGTGATCACCAGGTTGTTTTCCAAGATCTCCAGGGCTTTCCTGGTGATCATGTCAATGGTCAGAATGCTATTGGCCACAATGAATTCCTTTCAAGTCTTAGCGGGATGCCTGCGCTTGCAACTTACGCATTTGTCTTGCTCGTTCGGCTTCAATCCACTCCGACGTACTCATGTTCTTGATGGAACGCGGGTCAGTCGTGTCATACGACGGGTTGTTGCCGCTGCGTGCGGTGACAGGTGTGATTGGTGCTGGTGCAGACGTTAAACGTTTGACGGGCGGATTGTCGGCCAGTTTGGCTTCGATCCTCCCAATTTCCTTGGCTTGCAGGATGGGCGGTAAGCGAGCAATACGTTCCGTTTCCTTGACGTTCGTACCAAGGTAGTACGCTACGTCAGGGCCGATATCAGACGCACGAATGGTGTCGGCCATGACGGTCGTGATTGGCAGCTTGGGGTTGTACGCGACTTGTTCAAAGTCGTCATACTTATCCCTTGCTTGCTCTTCACGATCGTGGTATGCCTCCAACAGTTCGGTGTGCTGCTTTTGCTGCGTTCGCAAGTAAATCAGTTCTTCGGCCTTTTTTACGGCCAGCGCCTCCGCGTATGCTTCCGGAGACTCAAACTGATCAACTGGCGGAACATCTTTCGGCGCAGACTGCCTGGTTTGCATTTCTGCTGACCTAGCCGCTTGCTCTCGTTCCCACTTGCGCTGCTCTCTTGCGAGGCGCTTGCTGATCATCGCGTCGATTTCAGCTTGGGAAAATTTCTTCTCCTCTGCGGTTTGCTCGACTTGGTTTTTAGCTACTTCCGGCGAACTTGCTACAACATCAGGCGCAGCCGTTGCTGCCTGTGCCGGCGCGGAGTCTACTTCCGCTAGGACTTGAGTTTCTTCAGTCATACGTGCTCATTTCGAGCCCCGGTGTGCTGCGCCGGTACAGTTGGTAAAACTATAGCACTTCTGCAGGTTCGTTTGCGGAAAGTTGCGCTTCAGCTTGCGCCTTGACCTTCATGAACACAGGGTACGCAGCGTCCAGCGGCAGCTTGCCCAGGCCAGCGAGCAGCACGTTCATGTCGTTGACAGACAGATCGGTGAGAGTGATCTTGGGTTCGTTCATTTGTCTTCTGCCTTTCGGGCTTGTTCCTCCAGCGGGTTTTTTCGATAGGTGTAGCGGAGGGTGAACCACAGATACCGTGCGTAGAACCCGATCACACCGTGCTCTTCAATCTGCCGTGCGTGTTCGCGTTCATGCTTGATGAGCCGTTCGTCTTGCAAGCGCTCGGGCAAGATGTAGATGCCCCACGGGAGCGTCACTCCCGCGAAGCCCGTGCGACGAAGGGTCCAGCCAATCAGGCCGTTTGCGGGGCGGATGACCATGGCAGCGGCAATTGCACGACGGGCGGGTTGATCTGATTTGCGATCAGCGACTGCACCGCAGCTTCAGTAGCGTCCTTGTTCACGCCGTTGTCCCAGCACCAGCCCAGCACCATGTCTTGGGTGAGGTCTGGGTAGGGCGTGAAAGAGCCCTCGGGCGCGGGGAATGAACAGGTGCCGTACACCGTAGAGGCGTAGTCGCCGT